AAAAGATCAATCGGGTGGTGTTTGTCAGGTCTGACTTTGACAACATGATCAAACAGATGTACGACCGAGGTGTGAACATCTGCGAAGATTACGGCGAATGGATCAGCACGGCTTATGCCTTGATTTCCGAGTTCAGCGAATCGGGCCGTGATTATTTTCACACCCTCAGCAGCCTGAGTTCAAAATATAACCCGGCTGATACTGATCGGCAGTTTGATGCGTGCCTGAAAAATACCGGTGGCGAACGGGCGAAAAAGGCAACCATTGCCTCGATATACTTCCACGCAAAACAAGCCGGGATTGAGATATACTCAGACCGGACTAAAGAGGTTGTTCGATCTGCCGCAAGTCAAAAGAGGGCAGGAGTGAAAGCCGATGATGTTGAACGCAGCCTGCATGAATTTGCCGGAATAAGCCCCGAACAAAGTCGAGAGATAATCAATCAGGTCTTTGGAAATGACATCAAACACAAATCAGATAACCTTGTGGATGACGTTGTCGCTTTTCTTAGGCCATACAAGCTGCGAAAGAACCTGATCACTCGCGCCGTTGAACTTCGAGGCAAACCGATTGATGATAGCGACATTAATTCAATTTACTTGGATTGCAAGGTTGCGTTCGATGCCGTCACAAAAGACCTGATCTGTTCAATCCTATTCAGCAACAGGATTGAGGCATACAACCCGATTCATTCATTTTTTGCTAACAGGCAGATCGTTCAGGATGATTGCCCGAACTTGGCCTTGTTGCTAAGTTCAATCATCACTGACACACCCAATGCGGATAAGTGGATTATGAAGTGGCTTGTTAGTGCCGTTGCATCAGCATACGGCAAACATTCACCGCTTGTCCTTGTCCTATCTGGTGAAATTCAGGGAACAGGAAAGACGCATTGGTTCAGGTATCTTCTACCTCAGCAACTTCAGCCATTGTTTGCCGAATCCAAAATGGATGCCGGAAAAGACGATGAAATCCTGATGACAAAGAAATGGATCATCCTCGATGACGAGTACGGCGGAAAATCCAAACGTGAAGAAAAAAGGCTCAAAGAAATCACATCTAAGCAATGGATAAACGTCAGAGAGCCGTATGGCCGCGTTTCAGTCGATTTAAAGCGGTTAGCGGTCTTTTGTGGTACATCCAACGAAACGCAGATATTAAACGATCCTACGGGCAACAGACGCATAATTCCGATACATACCATCGGCATTGACCATACCCATTACAACAACTGCGACAAAGAACAGCTCTGGGTTGAGATTTATTCAATGTACAAGGCTGGATTCGATTACTCCGTACTGGCCGAGGAAATCAATCAGCTTAACGCGAACACAGAAGATTTCAAGCAATCAACACCCGAAGAAGAATTGATCGCAGTGAAACTTTCGCCTAACGGTGTTATGCCTGAATGGATGAACATTACCCAGATAATCCAATTCCTGATAGCAGATACCAAATACACGAACCTAAGCAATACACGAATCGGTATAATACTTAATAACCTCGGATTTGAAAAAAAGCGGATGAGAATAGGCGGCTCGGTAGTGACTGCATTCAAAGTAAACAAACTGACCAATGGAAGCCCTAACCCCTTCGCATAGTGTTGCACGTTGCAGCCCTGTTGTACCCTTATTATTTTCAAGATGCAACACCTCAATCACTACTCTACCATGCCTTACCTTATACTGTTGCACCCTTATATTAAATTATTGTATTAAAGGGTATGGGTATATACGCACACACACATATACGCACATACACGCACACATTATGTACTTTTTATTTTTTATCTGGCTACTATTGGAAAAGTTCATTTTAAGATGCAACGGTGCAACAAATCCTTTGAAACCTTTAACTGATGCGGCTTTCACGTGTTGCATCCTATTTCACAACCATGCAACAAAAACTTAAATATGACTGAAATTCAATTGCAAAGTTCAAGTTTTATAAAATTGTGGAATCAACGGCCTGATCTGCGAGGTCGGATATTTGCCATCAACAACAACTCGGTAAATCGAATCAAGGGCGCAATGAACAGATCAATGGGTGTTATTCCGGGTGTGGCTGATATGGCTTATCTTATCCAGGGTTCAATAGTATGGATCGAATGGAAGACCGAAACAGGCAGGCAGTCACCGGAACAAAAATCATTCGAGCAATTAGTAACGCGTCTGGGCATGAGGTATTATATTGTTCGTTCTGAGGTTGAATTTTTGGAAGTGATCAATTATTTCATTTAACTTTGTCAAGTTATGCCACTACCTACTCCAAATTCAGGCGAATCAGAGGATGACTTCCTAAGCCGGTGCATGGGCGATAGTAATACTGCCGATGAGTTCCCGGATGAATCGCAGCGTTACGCGGTTTGCATTGCGCAAATTGATAACTATAAGGCAATATCAGACCGAGAAGACAAGGCCGAGTTCGTTAAAGGCATGATGAAACTGATGTATAACCATTAACGTATAGTGAGCATGGCAAATTCAGTAGGCAGACCGTCAGAATTTAAGCAAGAATACTGCGATCAGTTAATCAATCACATGGCTTCTGGTTTATCATTTGAAGCATTTGCCGGATTTCTTTCCGTATCAAAGCAAACATTGTATAATTGGGCAGATGCGAATCCTGAATTTTTGGACGCCAAAAAGATTGGAACGGAAAAATGCCGCTTATATTGGGAGCAGTTAGGCGTTGAGCATATTGTAAATAGCGATAAGACAAGCCTAAATACGGGCGTTTTCGTGTTCAATATGAAAAACCGATTCCCAGAAGAGTGGAAGGACAAAAAAGAGGTTGACAACACCCACGATTTCAAGAATCGCCCGGACTGGTTGGATGCGGCAAAGTGAGTCCCAATCTTCAATTTTTAATTGACAACGTACCTAAGCATCGAATCGTTGCGCTTCAAGGTGGCGCACGTAGCAGCAAGACTTACAGTGCATTACAATACCTAATCAGCCTCGCGGTAAAATTCAACGGCATCGGAACGATAAGTATCTGCCGCGAAACATTCAACGCGTTACGTGCCTCAACGATGCGCGACTTTTTTGAGCTGCTGAATCAGGCCGGACTGTACCGAGAACAGGACCACAACAGGACCGAACACACCTACCGATTGAACGGCAACCTGTTTGAGTTTTTCGGGATGGATTCACCGGGTAAGGTGCAGGGTCGGAAGCGGGATATATTGTTCATCAACGAAATAATGGAGGCCGATTTCAGCGTATATCGGCAGTTAGCACTAAGGACAACCGGGCGCATCATTGCCGATTATAACCCAACCGAAATAGATCACTGGTTCCTGACTGAATTGGATCAAAGGCCGGATGCGGTGCGTATCATTACCACTTACAAGGATAACCCGTACCTAAACGCGGAAACCATTGCAGAGATTGAATTTCTAAAACAGGCCGATCCTGACCTGTGGAGAATATACGGCGAGGGTATGCCGGCAACGGTACGCAATCAGGTTTATTCGCATTATTCGCAGCGGAGTTATCAGGTGCCGGATGAACGCGCTTATGGCTTGGACTTTGGCTATAATCACCCGACCGTGTTAGTTGAGGTCGGAAGTGTGGGGGATTCGGTTCAGTGGCATGAGATGATATATCAATCGCATCTGACTATACCTGACCTGATCAGGCTAATGAAAGAAAGCAGAATTGACCGCAACGTGATGATCTATGCCGATGGTGCAAGGCCCGAAGCTATCGAGGATATTCAGCGTGCAGGGTACCGCATCAGGGCGGTTGAGAAATATCCTGGATCGGTTAAGGAACAAATTTTAAAAGTTAAATCAAGGCCGTTAATCATAACTTCAGAATCAGTAAATTTGAAGCGTGAAATTAAAAGCTACAAGTGGAGCGACAATTCACCAGACGATCCGGTTAAGGCGTTTGATGACGGAATGGATGCGGGGCGGTATGGCTCAACCGGGATAATCAGAAGCAAGGTGATAGGGGCGAAAATAAATATCAGCAACAGGAAAACACGATCATGGTAACATTCCTAATCGACAAAAAAAAGGTTCACGTTCCGACAAGGTGGGCTGATGT